CCAGAGTCTAACATAATTGGCGGTACGCCAAGTACTTTTAATACTTCTTTGTTTGCGGAGTCAATAGACGATTCGAAGTCTAGCTCACGAAAATTAATATTTGAAATTGAGTCTAACTCCATTCCGCCGTCCAGCACCAATGGGCGTCTACCGCCACCATCCGGTCTATACCGCGTGACCCAAGATTGAATCATTCTCTCTTTATTTTTCTCACTAATGACAGAGGGTGACTTAATTACCAAACCTGGTACAGCGCCATTCTTAAAGAAATTGTCCTGAAATTCACGCATACGTGTAAGCTGAGACATGCTTCGTTGAGCTGCCCTTAAACGACTAGTACCACGATAGATGCTATGAAAACTATTTTCTTTAACATGAATGATTTCATCAGGAGTATAGTCTATACTTGTCTGAAAAGTATAGCCTTGTACGTAGGTTCTTTTATCTGGCTCAATGTCCATGTAATTAGCGGGGAGATGATACAGAGAAACTCCATCAAAGTATATAAAGATATTTCCATCTAGTATATAGTCGATTATGAGGTTTCGCTTAAAAGTAGAAACGTCTTGAAAAGGGTTAGGCTCTTTGTTTAACAATAAGTCAACACGAGAACGCCTTATACCTTTGGTTACTGAATTCAATCCTTGAATTGGTTCACCTACTCGCAACGGAATTTCAGCTGCATCATCTACAATCATATTTACGGCGCGGTTCACAACTTCGAGGTACTCGTAGTACGCTTTATAGTTATGTACGATTTCTCTGGAAGCAATAGGGCCCGAGCCTTCGAGACTTACTACAATCTCTTCTTGCGCGGGATTTAACTTTTCCTGTTTCCAGAAATCATACCAAGCCATATTTTTCTCGTTGTATTTCTACCCAGCGCTTTTGCTTTTCTGCAGTGTGAAGCGGGGGGTTTCTTCCGTAAATGGAATGTAGTTTCAGATGATGATCGTGACATAGGGTGACTGTTTCAGTGTAAAGTTCAGCCCAGTTATCATCTATAAATTCGTCTCTCCAGATTATTAAATACTCATCTGTGTAGTGGTCTGGACGAAGCTTTTGCTTCTCACTCAACCATTTACGCAGTAGAGGAGCTAGAGTATGGAAATGGTGAAAGTCTAACTTTATCTTAACGCCGCATATCCGACATTCAGAACCCTTCTCGTACTTCGATTTTGCCCTATCTCGGATGTATTTTACTGGGTCTCTTTTTAATTCTACCATCTAATTTTAATCATTATAGCCATGAGTCAGTTGAAAGTCAAGAATTATTTTTACTCGGTGTTTAAAATGTTGGAGCGTTCTCTTCAAAACTATAGAGTGCGTATCTCAACGCGTCTGCCATGTGAGAAGAGGAATCGTGAACGGGCTTCTCTCGAATCAAGTTGGGATTCGGGTCCCATCTATACATGTCTAGTGAGCGCAATGTTTCGGTGCAGCTCGAGTCTACGATAAGACGATCGTTATCAATAAGACTTGCCACATGACCAATACCGTCAACCACCGATTTCTTGGCGTTGATAGTAGAAATATCATACTGCTGTGCAAGATCGAATCTTGTCTGTGCGGCGGCTGCATCGATAAAACAATAGTCGACCTCTCTTCTTTCAATAATTTCACCAAGGAAGCCAGCATGTTCCTCTGTCGTGCGTTCTGCCGCATAATACTCTTCCATTAAATAATATTTGTGTCCGTCATATGCGATACAACAAAATGCTGTGGGGTCTTTAAAACCTACGTCAAGCCCCGAGATAATATCGCAGCCTGTAAAATCCATTTCTGATAAGTCTTGCACGCACTTATCAAAGTTAAGTGTCCAAATCTGTCCTTCAAACACATTAAAGTCTGCTTCGTATTCCTGAGCAAATTCTGCGGTTGACATAGAACGTCGTGCTTCCGCAATATCAGTTTCTGAAGCTCTTGGGTTATCATGCCAAGTTGCCTTTATGCTTACCCACTCCTCAAAATCATCGGTGAACCCACGATTAAAAAAGCGACTAAACCAATTATTCCTTCCACGAGGAGTACTAATAAAGAGAGCTTTAGATCCCGGCTTATCGAGTGTTGGCCGGATAGCAACATTAAACGCTGTCTCTCCATCTGCCAATGCGGCCTCATCAAAGAGAACAAAGTCATAGCTCCTCCCTACTACTGAATCAATCTGGTTTACAGACCCTAGTCTAACAGTAGACCCGTTCGTTAATTCAATTACACGATCTTTCGCGTTATCTCGTGCTACTTCTAAGTCGAAATGTTTAATAAGATTACGCTGTAGGTCGAAGGAGATATTAGAAAGATTGTAATTAGGACTGACAATAAGTACATGGCATCCTGGAACGAGGGCGACGCATTGGGCAATAATATTTCCGATATACGTCTTCCCTTGACGACGACTAAGAGCACCAACAATAAAACGATACTTATCGGAATTAATAGCATTTATTAAGGCCACCTGAGAAGGAATTGCCTCTATACCTAGCAACTCCAGATATTGTTCAATAGGTACTTTTAGAAACTTACCCGGTAATATTTTATCGAGAACTATGTCTCGTCTGCTGACTTCCATTCTTTTTCACACTCGCAAGGGTCACATTCACATTCTTCACACTCTACAGGAGCTTCTTCTGTTTTCTCTAAAGGGGGCCAAGAAGTCTTCTCTACAGGAGCTTCTTTCATTACTGCTTGGTGAATTCCTGCGGCTTTTAGCGCTTCTTCTTCTGTAGCATATTTTGCTGATGAGCCAGCTACTTTCCACATATTGCCTTTTTTAAAAATCATAGTATGTTTCCTGATTCCAATAATCCTGCTAAGAAGAGGATAAGGGCTCCGCCTACTGTCCAGACGAGTTTATGAAGTTTATCGATGGATTGCTGCATTTCTTTATATCGAATACGGCTATCTTCCGAAGCTTTCTTTACTTCATTAAATATAGTTTTCCATCGTTCTTCACAAACTGCTTCGTGGGTACGAAAGTCTGTAAGAAGGTCATTCTGTTGCTGGGTTTCCAAGTAGTTTCTCCATTAACTTTCCATAGTTACCTTCGCCGAACGGAGAATTGATTTGCACATTTTGCTGTTTAATATTTGTAGTAGCTTTTGCTTCTTTCGTATGGTCAACAGTTATTTTATGTGCGAGTGCAATTATATCAACTAGGTCTTTACTGGAATACTGATCAGAGTCCCTGGCTTCTTGAAGTTTGTTTTCGATTACTTCATCAAGAAGCTCTGCGAGTCTGAAACGATTGCGATATCCTTGGTCTAAATAAACCGAGTTGATGTAGTCTTTTACGTCACTTTTCTCTAGCACTTCGTAAACTTTGTCGGGGGTAACACCTAGGCTGCCTGCAGCAGTTAGCGCTGACCCCGTGGACAAATATGCATTTGCCACTTCGAGATTTTCTGGTGCCATCTTTACGAGTTTCATGGATTCATTGTATTATGTTGAGACCAAAAAGTCAAGATATTTTTTTAAGAGGGTTCTGTTGGCCAGACAACATTCTCTGGGTCATCCAGGTCTGCGGGAAGACTCGCCATTATATCTCGAAGAGCTTGACGATAAGTACGCCACTCAGTTTTCTTCTCGTCCGAGAGAGGCGCATCTACTGCTTGAGTCCAGTCAGACATTCCTAGTTTAAAATTTCGTAAGTTTCTTGTTTCAGAAATAATGAGACTAGAGAATAAGTCCCAAGATTCAGTATCAGAATTCCAAGTTTGATACTGGGTGGGTGGTCCTCTATATACCCAGGAATCATTCTTTCTCCAGTAATTATCTAAAAATTGAGCGGGATTTTTAAATCCTATATCGCCCAAGATGCTTTGTTGAAGATAGTGAATAGTTTCATTATCATCCGTAATATAACCTTCTTCCGGAGATTCTGCATTCCAAGATTGAATATGAGAAATAGTGCCGTTAGTATGTAGCCAAACTACGTAAGAAATTATCATTTTTTATCCTTTTCTCTTTAGTAAAAAAACTGAGGAGCTATTAGAGCTTCCTAGCCAATAATAACTGTTGGGATATACGAATTGTTGATAGGTATTTGCCATATAAATTTTATTGTTACTGATATCATAGTAAGGAAGCTCTTTGTAGTAGCCCCCCTGTAAACTTGCACCATACCTAGAATTAGTCATACTTACCCACACATCTCCAGGCCCTGTCCCACTGTATATTAAAGCTAAATTGGTGGGAGGACTAGTCGGGTCTCCAAAACTACCAACAGTATTTGGACTTAGTATATCTATAAGACTTTGGCCTTGGGAATAATTTGAAGAATATAAACGTGTAGTGCCGTCTGTGTCAAAAACACGAATACCATAAGTTCCTGCGGAATTTTCTGCAACTTGAGAAGTTCTAGTAGCTTTAAGATAGTTTATAGTAGCCCCCGTAAGATTTGTAAATCTTTCAATACCTCCCGCGCCTCCTCCAACAGTTACGTCTCCTTTACACCAACCCGTAGTAGTTCTGTTTACCATAAAAATTTCTTTTGAATTATCAAAATCGACAGTTCCGTTATTTGCTACGGTTCCTGAAGTTATTACTGAAATAGTTTCCTGGGAAGTAGCAAACTGTAAATTTCCGTTCGAATTAAAAGTTTCTATTCCATAAGACATAAGTTAATACCTCACATTAAAGTAAGGAGCGCTAATAGTTTGACTTGCTGTATAGCTCGTATAAGTAACTGTATAAGAATTAGTTCCTCTATTAATTACAAAATTTGTTAAACCAAATTGGGCTGTAGGAATATTTCCTGATATCCATACTTCAAACTCATCATCATTTGTAGTAGTCATTCCGGTAAAACTAATAGCGGAAGAGGTTCCTTCATACTGAGGTACTTGTCCTCCAACATTAGTGGTTCCGGTAGTAACACTAAAACTTCCTCTAGAAACAATTCCACTTACTCTATCTGATATATCTAGTGTGAGATTTCCTGAAGCATTAAAAACTTGTATTCCGTAAGCCATATTTTAATACCTTAAAGCTACCCAGGACAGCTGCTCGTATGCAGCGCCACTTTTAAAATTACACGTTCCATCAGAAATAGAACCAAAAGTAGGGCTATTACTAGAATAACCTACGAGAGTAGTGCTAGTACCTAATGTTACTGTTTGAGTATCTACTGACATAAAACCAATTATACTAACATAGAACAAAAATGTCAAGAACTTTTTTTCAGAAGGTATAGCGAACTTCAGTCTCAACCTTAGTCTTGGCAGAGCCCGTATCTTTAGTCTCTAGTTTACCTTTGACGGTTACACCATCAAACTTGAACTTATATCCGGCTTCATAACTATGACCGTCCGTCATTGGCCCAATTTCAAAATAAAAATTATTTTTTGCCTTATACCCGAGACGTAAGTGATTAGTAGTCTTTTCTTTCTTCATCTCATTCTTGTACTCAACATAAGGTGCAGCTTTAATGTCTAAACTTAAAAACATAAACACCGATCCTATAAATACGAGGGCCACAAGTGTTTCTTTCCAATTCTTCTTCATGTTATATTCTCCAGAGGCTTTGTGAACTTTTTTCACGGGGATATTATAACATAGTTTTGTTAAGGTTTTATAAAGATTTGTTTAAGAATTAAAAAAGGGGCCGAAGCCCCTTTGTCATTAGAAACGATAGGATAGTTTCGCCTGATAATGTCGCGGCAGTTCGGGGAGAACAACCGTAGTACCAAATAGGTCTGGGAAGTTTGCTCGGAAGTAACGCTCATCTGTAACGTTCTTCGCTGCAACAATGACAGACCAGTCTTCGGCGTCATAGCTCATGCTAAGATTCACCAAGGTGTATGCGGGAAGAGTAACTGCGAAAGATTGACCGGATGCAACCGCGTCTACGTCAACTACGCTACCGCTGACAGCGAAGCCGTCACCAAAGTCATAGGTGCCTGTTACAGACATGATGGTTTCTGGCATACCGGCTCGAACGCCTTTCGAAGGACCAACATCAATCAAACCACCAACTTGACCGCCCCACAACAGAGTTGGGTCGATTAAAGGCAAATCCGCTTGACCTAGAAACGAGAACTCATTCCCAGCCGCGATAGTTGCTAACATCAGTGCTTGCATGTTGCTATAGCCCATCGTCATCAAGAACTTGTCCGTTACAGCCCAACGCAACTCAAACTCTGTACCATCTGTTTTCACAGCCTGGTTTACAGTGATTGACTGTGCATTGAAGTCTGTGCGCTCCATTTCATACGAAGACAACGCGAAGTAGAGACGATCGTCTAGCAAGCTACCTTTCACACCGTATTCCATCAGCTCTGACGAACCGAAGGCATTGCCTGTAAATACGTTACCGACTTGTACTTCCGCTCCCTGACCCGCAATGACAGTGCTCTGCTCCGACATTGTTACATAAGGTACGAGACCGATTGGAGTTGACCAGCTTAGCGAACCTGACCACGATACACCACTAGGCTCATCTGAAGCAGTATTTACCGCAACGTCCACTCCACCCTCTGATGATGTAAATGCTGAATCTGACTGTGTGAAGCCTTCAGGTGTCGTACTTGTCATATCAATTACGTCATAACGTGCACCGAGAAGAAGCGATAGTCCCGAAGCATGTGCAAAGTCTACCATTACCCCGAAACCAAGGTCAGTATAATCCCCAACATAATATTCGCTGTAGTCACTACCACTTCGAGTTGCCAGTAGTCTTCGATCCAGAGCCGTTGAAGGCCCCGTCAAGTCACGTCGGCTAAAGTATTCGTTATAGTAGTCATCACCATGAGTAAACTCAGTTCGTCGAATCGAAGGAGAAATCTGTACTGAAGTCGTCATTGATGACCCATCAAACACACCCGACAGAATTAACTGATCTTCAATGACCGATGCGTCATGAAACTGAGAAAACCCGTAAGCGTTCTCATTCAGGTTCTCATAGCTTTCGTAGAATAACTTATTCGTCAAAGTCCAAGAACCAAGAGCAACATCAACGTCGAAGTACAGAGTTGCCACTTTATTCTCTAAGGTGTCATCCGCAGCGATAAGTGTTGAAGACATTGGCAGAATTGCAGTTCCAACGTTCTCTAAGGCCATATTCGAAGAAGTGTAGTCATAACCGAAAGAAGCGTCTGACAGAGTAGCGAGATCCATCTCTTGTTGCCCAAAGAAGGCATAGAGAGCAAAAGGATTGATATTGCCTGCATAGTACTCATCGTGAGAGATAAAGCCGTCTCCAGATGTATCGAGTGGAGTAGGAGTACCGGTGATGTAAGTACCTGTGTCAATAAGGTCTTGAGTCAAACGGTTCCAGCCAGCGTTTTGGCTACCCTGATAGTCGTGAAGCATACCACCGAACTGAATTCTTACATTGTCGCTAAAATCCATATCGAATGATGCTTGAACGAGTGATTGATTGACGCCAGGTGCATTTGTGTAGAAGCTACCAGAATGTTCAACTTCTCCATAGAGGTAGTAGCCAGTAGGCTTTCCACTGATTGCTGCGGGGCCACCAACTTCGGCAGTAAGAACATTACGATCCCAGCTTCCACCAGAGTAGGAAATCTCTCCGATGCGCTCGGGAATGTAAGAACCTGTCTCTTCTATACGGGCGGACTTGGGATTGAAGTTGAGGTAACCACCAATCTTACTAGGACCCATGATAGGTGACGCGGGTCCACGAACGATGTCTACTCGGTCAGAGGCTCCAATCGGGGTAGGATAGTTGCCGGGGTTATCGAGGCGTCGAATACCTCGAAAGTATGTCTCACCTGCAGTACCACGTACATCAAGTGAGCCTGCGACACCGAAGAACGATTGTGTGAAGGTTCCAGGTGCTAGAACAACGAGTTCGTCGATATCCTGCATATTGAAACGGTCCATCATTTCTTCGGAGATTGTAGAAGCGCTTCGGGGTGTGTCTAGAATAGACTTCTCGAAGCCGAAGACGGATTCTACGCGTTCGCCGGGAAGTGACCCGAGATCTCCTTTGACGACGATTTCTTCCATATCGGTTAAAGCATGAACCTCCAGTATGGCGAACGATGATAGTAGCAATAGCGGGATTGCCTTTCTTAACATAGTAACTCCTTTAGTTTTCTTAGAAATATTTCTCT